GGTAGAGTATGCGTATCGCTACGGGTCTGATCGCGTCCACGCATGTGAGAAGCACCTCGATTGGCTGGCAGCGGTCTATCCCTCCGGCCTGATGTCCCGAGGTCTCACCCCGCCGCGGTGTGCAATGCCACCAGAGTTCAAGACGGCAGGAGATGCAGTGGAGTGTTACCGGGCATACTACTGTGGTGCCAAACTCCACATTGCGAACTACCGAAAACGCCACCGACCTCATTTCTTGCCCAAGTATAATGAGTGAAGGCGGTGCTAAAATATCAGTAACCGCAGCAGCGGCTTCTCAGAATCTCGGTATTCGAGCGAAGCGTGCTAAGAAAACCGTAGCTACACGTCGCAGGTCCGAGTCAGATATATCCAAGGCTCTTCCTGCTACCGGTGCTATGGGAATTGAGAACTTGAAGGCCAGGGCTGCGAAGGCGAAGGATGCTGTGGCCGCTAAACCGAAATCAGATGTAGCTGCTGAGACGCCTGCTGCCGAGTCCAAGGCTCTCCCTGCTACGGGAGCCAAGGGAATTGAGAATCTCAAGGCTCGTGCAGCGAAGGCAAAGGACGCAGTTGCAACAAAGACTGCCGACGGTGCTGCCGAGATCGAGAAGGCCGTAATTGGCCAGCCGGGTCTGGATACACAGGCAGTAGATACCGTGACCGATGTGGCCAAGTTAGAGTTTCCCCCGGAACTCACAGGATGGTCTCGCGTAAACGTTCCCTCTACAGATTTTGACTGCCTCATTCATTCTATGCTCATTGCTATCAGCCCGACCTTCCGCAAGCAGCCTCTCGGCGTCCGTAACGCGATCGCATCTAACTTTCGTCGCGACGGTCTTTTTTCCAAGACCGAGGGACTCACCGACGAGGAGGCCAAGCGTATTGCTGCGAACCAGACCTACCTTGAGACATCCGAGCTCGAGAAGTTCGCCAAGCAGCACGGTCTCAACTTTTTGATTGTGGCTAAGACGTCAGGGGCTGTCCAGGCGGACATCCTGAAAACTAAGGAGAAACTCCCAGGGCAGAAGGAGGCAAGTGTCCTGGAAGGAAAAGCGGGGGCACCGGTGTACGTCCTATACAACGATAACCAGAACCACTTCGAGGCAGTGCACGGACCCGGTGGAGAGTATTCCATGCCGTACGATGAAGCTATCAAGATCTCCAAAAATTTTAACAAGGACGTCCCACCGGAAGAGGCTAAGAAACTCCTTGCCGCCAATGCCGAAGAGAAGGCAGTGGCAGCGGCAGCCCCCGCATCTCCCACTCCCTCTGAGAACCCTGCTCCTCCCGTCCCCGGAAGTCCGCCAGTAGGCGACGATTTTGGGTTCATCCACTTAACGGACAACGTCGATCCTCCTGATGTCATCGCCCACCGTTTTGTCCTGTCACGTGATGGAGACGTTCTCAAGCCGTCGATGCAGCTTATGGGCTCAGACACTGCAACCCCCAAAATTGAATCAATCAAGACTGCTTCGCGGGAACGTACCCGTGCCGAAAAGAAGGTTCTCAAGCGTGGAGACGGAACAAGTGTGAAGCCGGACGAGACGATTGTGGGAGCGTACTCGGACATGGAAATCCCCCTATTCCACTTTGCGTCTGATGTCGAGAAGTTCCTAGATGATCCCAACGTCGTTTCATCGTCATCTCCCACAATTCTCCCGCCTACCAGCCCCCTCCTAAAACCCCGTGACGTACCGTCCGAACAGGCGATCACATTCAATCTTAAGAGCTCGATTCCCGAAATCACATTCAACCCTTCCTCATCGGCGTTCAACAATTTTTACGTCGGACCGGTTGGAAAGAAGGATCACCGTGTCGCTCTTCACGGTTTCCTAGTCTCGCCTGTCGTTGCAAAGATCAAGGGACGTGGAGATATTACGCTTCAGAAAGGGTTTGAGATGGTGTCGGTACTCACGGGAACACTTGGCTCAGCCCCGATAGGAACTGTTGTGGTGCCGATGGTGCCCCCGGAAACCCCGGTGCTTGCCCCCGTTCCTGCCCCCGCTCCAGCTCCTGCTCCTGCCCCTGCCCCTGCCCCTGCCCCAGCTCCGGCTCCAGCTCCTTCTCCTGCCCAGACCCGCGGACGTTCAACTACCCCGGTTGCACCGACAACAACAGACGTAACTGTAGCCCCAGATGCCGTAGGAGCTATGGCTGCTCGTAGTTCGTCTCCGCCCCCTCCCCCCGAAGTCCCTTCTCCTTTCACTACTGAAGTGGGTGTCAACCCTAACGCGGTAGGAGCTCTAGCCGCCCGATCTGCGTCTCCTCCCCCTCCTGCACCGAAGCTCGAGGAGAACAAGCAGTTGGTACAGAATATGTCCCAACAGGCGTCTGATCTTGTCAGGATAGAGGCCAGGCGTGATAAGGCCGAGGCGGATATTGCTGGGGCAGGAGATGTTTCGCCCCAGCGGCGGCTACAGCTGATCAATGACGCCCAACAAATGAAGAAGCTTGCTGCCGATGCCAAGAAGAAGTGGGAAGCTACGGGGAAGAAGGTACTGGATGCAGCCGAGAAGGAACATGAGCGTGTGAAGAAGGCACACGCCAAGTACATGGCCACACTAAAGGAAAACAGGGACGCGGCAAAGGCGGCGAATGACAAGGTCGCGAAACTGGAGAAGGATGCTGCGGCTGCTAAAGATGTTCTGGACAAGGAAGTTGCCAAGGGTGATAAGTCCACCAATAAGCGGAAGGAGGCTCTGGCCAAGACTTCGGTTCAGATTGCCAAGGATGTCATCAAAGCCAAGGCGGATGCCGCAGAAGCAGACGCAGATGCTGCACTCTGGTCGAAGGACGAGCAGGTTGTAGAGGAAGGTCTTGCGAACTCAGCATCGAATCTTGAAGAGCTTCGTAAGAAGGTAAAGGATCCTCGGTACGTCTCCCCGACAACAGCGGCGGTAGCCCCGGGGGCAGTCAGTGCAATGGCCGTACAGGCCGCGGCACCCGCGAATGCTCCTCAGTCTCCAGTGAATACGGCTCTCCAGCAGTACACGGCTAGTCGTAGACTCGTTGAGGCCAATCCTATGCGTGCAGAACGCCAGCGTCTACCTAATTCTGCTGCCGCTGCCCGGTCTCTTGTGCAGCAGTATGTAGAAGAGGCTCCGGCTCCTGCTCCAGCTCCAGCTCCAGCTCCAGCTCCAGCTCCAGGCATCGTGAACCCTCTCGCTCCTACTCCCGAAGGCCTGGCGGCTCGTGCAGCTGCCGAGCAACGCCTAGGACTTGGAGAACGCGGAACTCTTGGAACCCCCGTTGCTCCTCAAATGAATACCCCTCTAGTCCAGGGCGAAGTTGTGCCCCCTGTAATTCCTTCAATTTCTTCTGCTCTCGCCGCATCTCTGGACGTGTTCAACCCTAATGCTGCCCCTGCCCCCGCACCGGCACCGGCACCGGCCCCAGCACCGGCCCCTGCTACAACTGGAACAGCCGTCCCTGAACGCACAGTGTCCATCGATTCTGGAGTGTTAACATCCCTTGACCAGTTCGCTCCTCGTCGGCCAGCGTACACTGCTCCCGCCCCCGAAGAGGCCGCAGCCCTTCCTCCCACAACACCCTCTCCCACAAATATCACTGGAACTATTGATGAAGCCTTTGATATGACATTCCGCGACGCAGTCACAAACTTCATCAAGAGCGTGGATACAGAACTCAACCTCAAACTCCTCAACGATGAGAACGTGGAGCAGGCGTTCAAGGACAAGCGTTTGACATCTTACATTGCCGATGTCAAGAAGAACCATAAGGGACAGGCGTTCACTCTCCAGTTCCCGTCTCACGACTTTGTGAAGTCTAGTGCGGCCAAGGGAACTGGATGGAACGCTGGAGGCGGAGACTGGGAGATCCCGGTAGAACGCAAGATGGGCGGAGATACTGTGTTTATCTCCATCGACAAGTTCAAGTACGGATCTACACTCGTGAAGCAGAAGAAGGGTGGAGTTCGCCCCAGTGGCCCGACGTTCCGTTTCGAGTTTGAGCTGAATTATCCGCAGGAGACAGTGGGTGGACGTCGGCGTTCACTTAAGCGGCGTAGGAATCCGGCTGCTCGGAAGACGATGCGTCGTTAAGATGTACCCTGTAACATACGTGACAAACAGCAGATTAAACCATGTGATGTATGATGGCAGCTTGTAGAGAGCCAGAGCTCCCAGCGTGGTGAGAATCATATAGATAGCATCGACCACCAGAACCCACTCACTCCCCTTCATTGTCGTATACAATTTCATGAGGTCCATGATATCGTTTTCGCCTTCAGGGATGAGAGGAACTAGAAACAGTCCAAACAGAATATCGTGAACCATCTGCACTGCCACAACGACAATGAGGAAGAAGAGGAGACTGTACGATCCTCCGATCGCATATGTTATCAGCTGAGCGAGAACGAACCCAATCACCATAGAGGATACGTCCAGGACGTAAGCAATCACTCCAAAGCGGTCGTACCACATGTTGATAGGGCCATCTCGGTCAGCAGTGTACCTCCACACAAACAGTCCAGCAGTATCAACAACCGCTGCCGCCGCCAGAGCTGCCAGGAGAAGCTTGCCGTCCCAAAATTTACGA